TATAATTACAGTAATACATTCTAATTTTGGAAGCTCAAAACCAACAGGTCACTTAGGATCTTTTTTAGAGAAAAAAACAGAAACACAAATAGAATTAGAAGCTAACACGGTAAATAAAGAATGGGTCACTGTTAGTTGTAAAAGAAGTAGAGGTTATGCATTTGAAACTTTTAGTTTTAGTGTAAACGAGTTTGGCTTACCATTTGTAGTAGGCGAAATATATGATCCATTAGAAAAATTTGTACCAAAAAAATTTTAATAACTAAAATAATATAAAATGGCTCAATGGTTATCCATAATAGCAAAACAACACAAAGAATGGATACGAATAGTTAATACATTAGGTGAATACGACTACGCTGAGGACCTTGTTCAAGAGATGTATTTATTATTACATAAGTATGTTAAAGATCCAACTAGGATTATTACTAATGGTAAAGCTAATAGAGGATATGTTTTTTTAACATTAAGGAATTTAGTTTATCAATTTTACAATTCAAAAAGAAAAATAAATAAAGTTAGTATTGACAATGTTTATTTAACTTATACTGATAATGTTGAACAAGAGGAAGCATTTAACAAAGTATGCTTATTAATCGATGAACACGTAGAAAATTGGCATCCTTATGATAAAAAACTATTTAAGCTATATCGTGATACTGATATGAGTATTAGAAAAATAGCAAAAGAAACTAATATAAGTTGGGTATCTATATTTAATACATTAAAAAAATGTAAAGAAGATATAAAATTACAACTAGGAGATGATTACCAAGACTATTTAAATGAAGATTATGAAAGACTTTAAAGGAGACAAAAGAACAAAGGAGTACAAAGAATGGAAAAAAAATTTTGAAGCTAACAACTCAAAAGGGTTAGGTGATACAATTGAAAAAATTACAGAAGCAACTGGTATTAAAAAAATTGTTAAATTTGTAGCAGGTGAAGATTGTGGATGTGATGAGAGAAAAAAGAAACTTAATGAGATCTTTAGATACAAAAAAATAGAATGCTTAGAAGAGTACGAGTATATATTTTTAAAACATTGGTTTAAAAGAAATACTAATATTGTGACTAATAAAAATCAAAAAGATTTATTAAAAATTTACAATAGAGTATTTGGAACAAAGAAAAACACTAGCTCTTGTTCAAGTTGTGTAAGATCTATGGTTAAAGAATTAGAGAAAATTTATAACAATTACAAATGACATTATTTCAAAAACAAGTTTACGAAGCAAATTTCAATTATTTAGGACAACAATTTATAAAGTTTTATGATAGTTCTAATGGAGACAAAAGAAAGCAAATAAGTGAATTGATAAAAGCTTTAAATCAAATGTACATTCATACTAACCAATTAAGTATGCAAATAGATATATTAGAAAAAAAATTATCAATAGAAAGGCAAGCTAAGTTAAGAGCAGTTGAATCATTAAGAAAATTAAGAGAAGATGAGTGATAGTATTAAAAAATTTGAGGAAATGGAATACGTTACAAATACAACTAGTACAACACATAGAAAAGATATGATAGTTGAAAACGTTAAAACATTATATGATATTAGATCTACTATAGGTAGAAAGAAATATGGTACTACTATGGAGCGCGGTGATCTTAATTTTGTAGAGTGGTTGCAACATTTACAAGAGGAATTAATGGATGCTACTTTATACATTGAAAAATTAAAGTTCGAATATAAAGAAAATAAATAGTAAAATATTTTTTTATTGTCTATAACTTGTTTATATTTGTTTATTATTAATTTTAAAACAAAACAAAATGAATTGGTTAGAAATTTACATTGATGAACCAGACGAACAAGCTTTATGTGCTTGTTGCTCTTCAGAAACAAATGGCGATTATTATTGCTCAGTTGAATGCTTTAATGCAGATATAGAGTAAGCTATGAATATTTTAAAAGAAGCTCAAAAAATTATATTTGATCGGGCAGAAGAAAAAGAAAGGCAGTATGGTAATATTGATAATTCAATAGCTAAGGCTGCTCGTGTTGCATCTGAATTATGTAACAAAGAAATAACTACAGAAGATTTTTATAAATGTATGATAGCTTTAAAAGTATCAAGAATGGCATACAATACAAAAAAAGATACAATGCTAGATTGCGTAGGATATATAGCTGCATTAGATAACTTTAAAAATAATGGTTATGAGTAGTATATTCGAACAGCAGTATAAAACTTTATTAAATGAAACTTTAAAGCAGGGGGAACTTTGTGAAAATCGTACAGGAGTTAAGACATATAAACAATTTAATAAATGTTTAAATATAGATTTAAAAGAAGGCTTTCCTATATTAACTGGTAAGAAATTATTTTTTAAAAAAGCCCTAGCTGAGTTTAAGTGGATATATGAAGGGCGCACGGATCTTGATTTTTTGCATAAGCACAATATATTTTGGTGGGACGATTTTGCTAAAAACAATAGTTTAGGCAAAGTATACGGGTATCAAATAAGGCGGTTTAATGGCTTATTTAATCAAATAGATTATGTTGTAAATGAAATTAAAAATAATTCACGTAGGGCTTTAATAACGCTATGGAATCCTACGGACTTAAAAGAACAAGTACTTCCTTGCTGTTATACTCAATTTAATTTTGTGCGAGTTAATGACAAGTTAAATATGACAATGCACTTTAGGAGTTCTGATTTATTCTTAGGATTGCCTTATGATATAATAGTTGGTGCTTTATTTTTAAAAACTATAGCTGATGAGTGTAATTTAACTCCTTCAATTTTAGGTTTAAATTTAGCTGATGCACATATTTATGAATCACATACGTCTCAAGTTATTGAATACAATAAAGAGAATATTTATAAACTTCCAACTTTACAAGGGAAATACGAAAACTACTCTTTATTAAATTATAATCACAATAAATTTATAAAAGCAGAGTTAATAAAATAATATGTACTATATATATCACATTGACGGAGTAAAAGTTGGATGTACTAAAAATCCAGCTAAAAGAATAAAAAGTGAACAAGGTTATTCCAAGTATGAGATATTAGACAAAACAAAAGATATAGATGTAGCTAGTAGACTAGAATTTTTTTGGCAAGATAAACTAGGATATAAAAGAGACAAAAGATCTTATAAAGAAACTATTAATAATTTTAAACCAAAAACAATGTTACACATTACAGAGAAAACAATTACATTCAAAGGATCTAAAGATTCTAATCTAACTGGTATAATAATTCCTGATATTATTAAATTAAAAGACGGAACTATATTAAACATAGAAAAAAATCACAAAGAATTTATATTAAAGAATAATTACAAGTCTCAACATTCTAATGAAAGATATGTATATATAAAAAGATTATTGCTAGAGTTAGATAATAGTACTAAAGAAGTTAATATATATGATAATATTAGACAGTGGGCTAAAGAACGTGGTATATATGAAAAAGGCAATTCGCATACTCAATATGTTAAGCTTATGGAGGAATCAGGTGAGTTAGCTAAAGCTTTATTAACTAATGATACTACTGAAATAATAGATGCTATAGGTGATATGGTAGTAGTTTTAACGAACTTAGCTAAAATAGAAGGTCACAATATAGAAGACTGTATTGATTCAGCTTATAACGAAATAAAGAATCGCCAAGGTAAAATGATTGGTGGAACATTTGTAAAAAACTAATGATACTTTTAATTGATGCAGATAGTTTAATATTCGCGAGTTGTTTAAGAGCAAAGCGTGAAGGAAGTGATGACAAGTTCTATAGAAAAATAGAAGATAGCATCGCTAAGTTTGATGAACAATATATGAAAATAGTTAACGACTTAGAGGAATTATATGACATTGAAAAGATATACACCTTTAATGGATCTAAAGGGAACTTTAGAAAGATAATAACTAATACATATAAGGCAAATAGAAATAACACAGAACTGCCTCCTTTATTAAGTCAGATGCATAGTTTTGTTAAAGAACAATATGACGGTATTTATTCTTATGGAATAGAGACAGATGATCTTGTTGCTAAGTATTGGTTTAATATTTCAAATGAAATAGGTAGAGACAAAGTTATGATTGTTTCTTTAGACAAAGACTATAAGCAATTTCCTTGTTTGATGTATAATTACCATTTTAAACATAGAACAATATACGATATATCAGAACAACAAGCTATGTATAATTTTTATGAGCAAATGATAATAGGTGATGGAGCTGATAATGTACAATACTTTAAAGGAAAAGCAAAAGTATTTGCTAGTAAATGGTTTGATGGTTGTGATTCTAAATATAAATACACTAAAAGAATGTATGAATTGTTTAAACAAGAATATAAAGGCAAAGCTAAACAGAAGTATATTGAATGTTGGAACCTATTAAGATTAAGAACTGAATGATTGAATTGTTAGAAGATTTAGATTTAATAATAGAAGCTATAAATAATGGTGATTACAAAGATGCTATATCTATTGTTAAAGAAATACAAACT